ATTAAAAGCGTGGTTTGCAATTTTAGATAGTACCGTTGTTTTACCTACACCTGTTGGAGCCAAAATTACTCCTAATTCTCCCTTTGCTAATCCACCTTTTAACAAATTGTCAATACCTGGGATTCCAATAGGAATTGGGTGTCTGTAATCATCATCTAATACTTCATCTAAGTTTGTGAAAACGTCCTGTTCACCTTCATCTATTTCACCAACCTGAAGAGCTTTGTTAACCATATCTTCTAATTGGTCATAACTCTCAAAGTCACCTTTATCAATAATTTTTTGAGCCTTAGACATAACTTTCTGTAACTCTTGTTGTTTACAGAATTTTAAGGCTTTTTCAATTACAAATTGGTGACCTTCTAAACTTGAGTCTTTTATTTGTATTAAGGTGTCGTGGACAATTCTTCTTGCAGCTTCTGATGATATTTCGGAACGGGTAAGTTGGTCTAATGTGTCAAATGAAGGAACACTTTCATACTTCGTATAATACTCTTTAATCATCTGTACTATAATCTTAAAGTACTGATTATCAAAATATTTTGAATCTAAAACGTCTATAATTGAACGAGCAAAATCTTTGTTTAAAATGAGTTGATTTATAAGTTGAATCTGAAATGTGTTGCCTAAATAACCGAAATTTTTGTCGTTCCCCATAACTGTGATAATTGACCTGTGTTGATAAATACTATCAATCGAGTTGATAGTTCAAATAAGTGTGTGAAAAATTTTCGCCTGAAAAAATGTCAGTCAAAGTGGATAATATATTTTTTATTTCTGGTCGTATATCCACAGTGTATCTAGCCTTTGGGGGGTATGGTTTTGCATCAAAACCTCTATGACAAATTGTCTGTTCTCCAAGTTTAATCGATACATTAAACCACTCGGGTCCATCGGTTTTTGAAGTATTCATAACCGAAGGGTCATTGATAATTAACTCCATGTTTTCACACATATAGTCACCTGTCTTAACCCAAAGTTGGTCTTGTAAAATTTCACAAACCCATTTAAGTGCGTCATTAATTTCCAAACTATAACGAACATCTTCGTTAAAGTTTTTTACATTAAAAAATCTCTGTACAACGATGTTGTCGTTTAGTTTAACTAAAAACTCAAGTTTCGTTGCGTCTACCTGTTTTTCTTTCATATCTATTAATTTTTAAATCGTTTCTTTTCTTTTCTTGTTAACTTTAATATTGGTTGTAAAAATTCTACCCAAGCGTCGTCTTTATGTGGAAGATATTTGAAGAATCCATCTTCTATCATCATTTTCATCAGATTTTTGTACCCCCTACCTTCAGGGTCCAAATTTTCTGAATAATAAAGTTCTACTTCTGATTTTGCTTCCTCTGTAATAATTGGGTTTGACAAACTGACAATCTTCTTTCTGATTGTAAAATATTCTTCTCCGTAGGTTCCTGTTTTGGTAACACCTGATAGTAGGTTTTGAAGTGGTTTGCTTTTGGTATCATTCGCAAGTAATTGTTGTCCCTTTTCCAAAATATCGTTTATTGTCATAACATTATCAAATACTTCAGGAAAATATTTAACTAATTTCTTTTCACCAAAATTTTGAATACCTTCAATATTGTCAGATTTATCACCCAACAATACTTTAACCAATTCAACGTTTTGTACGGGAATTTCTATTGTACCAATTTTAATCTTGTGTTTGTCTGTAACCCATTGTTTCGCAATGGGTGAGTAGATGTGTACCTTACTTGAAATAAGTTGTGTTAAATCCTTGTCTGATGATAATATGGTTACTTTTTCATCACTGATTTGACAGTAGTGAGCAATTAAGTCGTCACATTCATGGTCGTCAATACACACTTGTCTAACGAACATTTCTTCCAAGTATTGTCTTACTCTATTTTTCTGATAATAATAAGATTCTTTCTTATCTTCATTCATCGTCATGCGACGATTTTCTTTGTATAAAGGATAGAGTGCCTTTCTTTGGGATGCGTTATTATTTCCGTCCCAAAATACTACAATTTTATCGTAGTTATAATCTGATAGAAATCTTTGAATTACATTAATGAAGTGGTAAATTCCACCAATATGTCGACCTTCATGGTAGAAATCTCTAACACCATGAAACCCAATCTTAAATAAGTTGTCTCCGTCAACTACTAATGTTTTTACCACTTCAGTTTATTATTCTAAAACCCTATCTTCTTTTTCTTCTTTCAAATCGAAATCACCATCGGTTCCGATAATTTGACTCCAATAGTCAGCGTATTCTTTTTTGTAAGCCTCAATAGATGCTTTTTCTTCTGTTGAGTCTTTTCCTGCCAAGAACCCGTGTGGTGTTACAATAATCTTACCATCTTCGTATCCCAAACCATTGATGTGGTTTTTTAATACGGATACTTTACTACGAATTGCAAACTTAACACTACGTTTGTCTTTGGTTGCGGTAATCTTGTTTGTTCCCGCACCTTTTTGGTTTCCAAATAAGAATACCAACGATGAGTTCAACCAAATTGCTTCACCACCTTTTGCCTTAATTTTTGGTTGACCAAATGGATTGTCAGGAAGTTCAACCCATGGCTGATTAATAATAATCAATGTGTTCTCATGTTTTGAATCCGATTTTCTTGAACCTGAAATTCTTTGGTTAATACCCATACCAATCTTGTCGGCAAGAACCGCAGCGTTGTGTTGTTTTCCACCTTTTCCTTCGTAAGTCATCTTACAAGGAACCGAACCTACAGAATCCCAAATAAAACATAAATCATAATCCAATTCACCTTTTGTTTGAGCATCCAACAATGAATTTATATAATCAGTAATTTCTTCAATGTAGTTAAAATTATTGTTGAATATATAAAATCCATCCCAATCTGTTTCACCTGTTTCTTCGTCAACAACTTCTTCACATTCAAATCCCATAAGTTGTGCGTGTTCAAAACTCCACTTTTGTTCGGTAATAATAAACACAGGTAAAACACCCATCTTTTGTGCCGCCACAGCCGCTTTAACCGCAGCAGTGGTTTTTCCTGTATCCGAATGTCCCAAGAACATATTCAAGTGTCCTATTGCAGGACCAGGAAGTCCAACCGCATCCAAGAAATCTTTTCCTAAGTCAAGATATCTTTGCGGTTTGTATTTCGCCGAAGTTGAGAACTTCTTCTTCAACGAACTAAAATCATTTTTCTTTATTGCCATTGTCTATGTGTTTTTTGTTTTTTTGTTAAAAAATAAAAGCATGGACACAATGTCTATGTATGTGTCCATGCTTATTTAAATTAGAATGGTAATTCCTCGTCAGCATCCATTCCCGCTTGTGGGTCTGAATAGTTTGCCTTACCACCAAAAGATTCACTTGCCTCGTCACCGTAAACGTATTTCTTAGCTTCTGAATCCCAACGTGGAACTTCTCCACGAGCGATAGCCTCCAAATACTCTACAGGTTTTTTAGAATACACATCTTCCCAAGTTGTTGTGTCATTCTTCCACTCTTCCAATTGAGCTTTATCAGCTGAAAGTGCACTTGGGTCATCGTGCATGATTGTTTGAATTGTGGTATATTCTTTACCTTTTGGGGTCTTAGATTTTACCAACTGAATAATAAGGTCTCTACCTTCATTAACATCTGTGATGTTTCCTTTAGACCTCCAAATTGGGATAATTTTGTCCAACACACCATCTTGTTTGTAGTTGTGTTTAAAACGCCAGAATTTTACACCTTCATCTTCGTGGTCTCTGTCGATAACCTTAACGATGTAAAATTTACGTGCCTTATATTGTTTAGCAAGTTCTTTGTCAGACTCCTTGCCTGTTTTCATAAGTTCTTCATAAACTTCGGTTAGAGGTGAACGACCACCTTCGTTTTTGTCGGGGTCATAGAATTTGTTGTAAACTCCATTTACTTGAATTTCGTGGAACCATACTTCTTTGAATGGGGAACCACCATCTGTGGTAGGAAGGATTCTAATTCTTCTTTGTCCTGAATTTTCTCCTTTAGGAAGAATTGCCGCGAAATATCGCTTCATTCTTTCCTCTTGTGTCATCATTGGTGAATCACCAAATGGTTTTGTGTTTTGTTCGTACTGCGCCAATACGGCATCAAATGTTGAATCTTGCATCATATCTTTGTTAATTAAACTTTATATTAACAAGTATAATAAAGAATCTTAAGAAATCAAATTACTTTGCTAAACCTTGGTCAAAGGTTCTTCTAATTTCTCTATGGTCAACATCTTCAACATCTTCAGGTTTTAAAATATATTCATTTTTTCCTGTTTGTTCCATTTCACCTTTTTTATCTTCAAAGAAATCGGTAAGTTTTTGATTAAAAGGATAAGAATCTAAAGACCTCAAATGTAATTTTTCTTCCGCAGATTTTGGTCTGTATTTCTCAATTGAGTTTTCAAGATTGTTAATTTTTTCAAAAATAGAATCCATTTGAGCTAACTTTTGGTCTAAATCATCTAATTTAGCCATCATTGAACTCATGTATTCTTCTTGTTTAGATTGAATATCTTTTTGTGATTTTACTAATTCAGTAATATCTAACTCTTCGGTTCCTGAATCTTCATTACCTGTCTCAGTAGTTTCATCATCCGTAATTTCTTAAACATCAGGGTCATTAGTAACATCAATTGGTTGTCCTGGCTCAACAACAGGTTCTGTTGGTGGTGGAGTTGCACCTCCTAATGTGGCATCACCAGGTGCTGGCGGTGGGGGAACATCTCCACCTAATGGTGGTAAGTCACCTGCAGGGTCTTCGGCAGGTATATCTTGTTCCGAAATATATTTGTTAATTTGGTTATATCTGCCCAATTCAGACAATAAAGCCTCTGATAATGTTTTTTTCATTTTAGTCTTTTAATAAAGTTTTTACTCCTGTTGGTGTTTCAACCTTTAGAGTTCTGTTTAATTTCATTGTATTGTCAACTCTTTCAATTAAACCATCTTTTAATCTAACAGTATAACAATCTCCTGTTTGTAAATCACAAACTTCTTTATATCCATTACCTAAATCTTTTTCGGCAACTACAGTATCTTTTTGAAGATAATTATCGAGTAAAGTTTTAATACTATTCATATCTTTTTTATTTATAAATATATCGTTAATTCAAAAGTCCGTTTAATATTGCTTGGGTTATCGCATATTTGACGTTATTAGTCCATCCAACATATTCAGAAGTATTTTC